GCAGGCCCATACACGGGTTCAACGTAAAAGTTTTGCTCTTGATCCCCGCTCATACGGGTATCCCAGTATCCGGGTTTGATAATTGTTGTAGGAGCAGCGGCTTGAGCTTGATTGGATGCTGCTGTTTTTGGATTAGCCGCTATTGCCGCAACCTGTGCCGGGGGGCTGCCAGAAGCATCAAGGCCAGCGGCTATTCGGGCGTTGTACATGGCAGAGCCAATAGGCGCTGCTGTTGCAGAGGTTTCGGCCTCATTGATCGTTGTTTTACCAAAAGCGCCGGAGTCAATTAAAGCACGACCGGCTTTTAGGGCATTGCTATCAACACCGGGCAACGTCAATAAGACTTCATCTGGTATGCCTAACTGAATGCCAGATTTCGCCGCAAGGGTTGGATTTTTTTTGTCTACGTCGTACCTTTTATTTATCTGCTCAACAAGCGCGTCGTAAGGTACAACCTGCCCATCTCCAAGGGTAATGTTGGTGCCTACAAACTTATTTTTGAAATCAAAATTCCATTCAGTAGAAGGCTTCCACTCCGCTACTTTTGTTTTTAATTGCTCTGCGGATAGACCGTCTGTTAAAGCGGCATTGGATGTTGCTGTTTTTGGATTAGCAGCCAACGCTGCCGTAACGATTTCAACCGATGGTAAAAATCTTGCTAGTCCAATAGCAATATCCGCCTCAGAAAAACCCTGCTGACGCGAGGTTTCGATAACGCTTTTGATTTGATCTGCCGTAAACATATTTATGTTGTTTGTGTTGCTGGGTTGACTGCCGCCACCATGGCCTCGGCCCACTCAAACCAGTCATCGTACTGGTCCGTCCGAGGGGTTGCCTCGTTTGAGAATACGTCAATCGCGTTCAGACCGTTGCCCCAAAGCCGCCAGTCCGTCAAGGCATCAGGGATTTGAAGGTTCTGAGCCCCGTACAGCTCGCACATGAGGCACGCCCACGACTCAAACGTGTGGTAGCGGGGGTCATAGATTTGCGGGGGATTAAGAGCCATACGGCCTCACATCGCCAATCTCGGCGTTGAGAAGCAATTTGCCAAGCTGGTAATTTCCCCCGGCCACGTCGGAGGTGAACTTCAATCGCAGCTCACGGCGCTGCTCACGCATGTCAACTTTCCCGGTGGTGGGACCAAAAACGTAAGGGTCAGATTCCTTGTCCTCGCCCTGAGCAAATGGCCGCCCGGTCACGACTACGGACATGTCACCAGATTGCACAAAGTCAGGCTCAATGCGCTCCAAGCGGATCCAGCGGTTTTGACCTTCTGACGCTTGTTGCGACGGCCCGCCGCCCATCCAGCTTAGGTCGCTGGTTTCAAATGAACTGGGAATTGATCGCACGTTTTGGCCATCAATTTCATCCGTCCCAATCTCGTGCTGGTACATGGGAATCAAATCAGCGGGGATTGAAAATGTCAATGACACCGCACCCGTTCCGGTAGCCGCTGCCGACATTTGGATGGCTTGGGCATAAATGTCCGTGACCGGGATGGCAAACCCAGCCCCGGCACCGCCCAAACTAGCCGCCGTAGCGCTCAGAACGTTGCCCACCAAATAACCCGCTCCACGGGCCACAATGGTCACGGTGGCTACTACCCCTCCAGCAACGCCTATCGTGGCCGTAGCGCCCGCTCCTGAGCCGCCTGTGAGGGCTACACCGACGTATGAACCGTTGACGTAACCAGCGCCCGGGGTGATGGCACCAAGTGTCTTAATATTGCTGGTGGTTATTGCCACCACGGCCGTGTCCGTTGGGATATTGGAGCCAGAGATTACCTGACGCAGGGCAACTTGGGTGCTGTAGGTGTCGCTGTAAAGAAAAAAGCTGCCAGACACTTCGTTAAAAGTGCGCGTAAACACGGTCTCGGCCGTGCTGCCATGCCAATCGGCCGCCACGGGGTAGGCAAAAACCTGCGAGAAATACCCGGCGGATCGTTGGGCACCACGGGCCTCTCCGGCGTCGTACCAAGTGTTTTCGCGCACGTTGTAGATGATTGCGTCGGTGCACTCGGTTGCGTCACCTCGGGGGTAGAACCACCAGATTTCACCAAACCGGGGGACCTTTGTTGCCCAAACCTTCTGACGCTGGTCATAGTTCAGGTTGTCAAAGAAGTAGTTTTGGTTCATGGCGTTGGGAATCTCTTTCACCACGCCGTTGTAAAGCAGGAAGCGGTCCACGCCGCACCAGTAATAAACGCCGTCGTACTCAATCGCCGACTGCGAAGACAGGATTGAGGACTGGCTGCTGATGATGTCGTAGCGCCAATACTGAGGGGGCGACCCGGTGCCGCCGATGAACGAGACGCGGATCAGGCTGTCAAGGCTCCAGAACAGGCCAGAAGGCGCGTTTGAGCCGCCCCTGACAGGTAGCCCTTGGACAATCTTGCCGGAGGCCACGTTGGTCGCATTGGCGTCCGCAGACACCCAGTCGTTGGTGTTGCCTGCCGAGCAGTTCTGGATCAGGCCGTTGTTGCCGTAGACAAACAGGTAGGGGTGCAGCGACACAACGCCGCCGGACACCGAGATGTTGTTGTTGAAGGTCAGCGTGACCGTGGCCGTGGCCGTGGCGTTATTTGACAATGTCAGCGTGGTGGTAGATATTGACACTACCGTAGTGTTGGCAGGTATGCCTGATCCGGTTACGGTCTGGCCAGCGCCGATCAGCGGGTTTGCGGCCGCCAACGTCACCGTGGGGCTCAAATTTATTGTGGAGCCAGAGTCAGTAAACACCCCAACCTGCTGCATAGTCAACGCGGTGATGTCGCCAATCAGCACGGGCGTGTTGTTGTCGTTGCTGATGGAGGCAAGGTTTTGGCCGGGGTGAGCCACGAGGGACTGCAAGCCGGTGCCAGCCACGTCATAGAAGCCGTCAAACTGCCAGAGGTTCAGGTCGGTCTGGGTGAAGTTTGACAGGGCAAAGTCGCCCACACCGGCACCCACGCCGTTGTTGTCAATGGTCAGGACCTGCAGGCCGTCGTTGTAGCCGCTGAAAATCGAGGTGAAGGCGTTCTGAGGGTTGACCCAAATGCCCCGAGACGGCCCTGTGAGCTGGTCAGAAATTACGCGGAAGCCACCAATCTTGCGAGGGCGGCCGCGCTGAAAACGGACCCATTCGCCGTCGTTGTAGAACAGTTTGTCAAATACCGTGCCGTCGCGCTGGATGCCCGGTTGCGTGTCAAGGGTGAAGACCTTGGCTGACATCAGAAAATCCCGCCCTGAACACCCCCAGTAAAGTTGCCGGTGCCCGGTATGTTAAGTCCTGTGGCGGTCAGGCCAAACAGCTTGACGCCCAAGATTGCAATGCCGAATTCACCAGATCCGGGGCGGTAAATACCCGTTGACGTCTCAGTCGCAAAGTTCAACGATGGCGCACCAGCCGTGCCGTCCACCAGAGAGACGTTCACCGCACCGGCGGCGATCGTTGAGGCGTTCAGCAAGTTGACTGAGTCACACAGCAGGATCACCTGCTGACTGGCGGGAACCGTCGCCGTGGCACCGCCCGCGCCTGTGGTGAAGGTGATCTGGTAGCCGGGGCCGCCACCGTTTGTCTGGTTGGTGATGTAATAAATCTGCACCGTCTGAGGAAGAACCACAGTCACGTTGCCCGTCAGGGTCCCGGTGTACTTCTGGATCGTGTTGGCCGCCTCTGAAGCGGTCAGGGTGTAGCTGCCGGTCACCACAGCCTTGGTAAGCTGGGTGAAGTTGAACTGGGTGCTACGGCCCAATCCGACGGTGAAGAAGGCAGATCCGGAGCAGCAAATCACACAAGAGTCGGCAGGCTGCAAGGCGATTGTTGATGCGGCGTTGATCAAGCCGCTGACAGGGGCGATGGTCAACGTCCCCGTGCCGCCGTTGCGGATCATCATGTACCAGTCGTTGCCCAGTGTTGCGACTGCCGTCAGCGCTAGGGTGCCGGAGCCGCCGGTCCAGACGTAGGTTGAGGCGCGGTCGGTGGTCAGCGCGGTATAGTTGGACGCAAAGGTGTTGACCTCATTGGCGGCGTTCAGGGTGTTGGAGATGGCCTTGAGGCCGAATCCAGCAAGGGTGGCCGCATCGACGTTGGACGTTCCCACGCCAAAGGCTATAAGGCCCCATGTGCCCGCCGTGGTGGCATTGGTGGTCAGGTAGATGTACTTGGCCTCGCCGGGAGCGATCGTAACAATTGAGCCGCCAGCATAGTCCCTGACGGTGAAGGTGTAGGAGCCGACGTTGCGGAACAGGGCATCAATACCCACAGATGCCTGATTTGCAGGCGGCATGTCCAGCGTGAACGAGTCAAGCGTGAACGTCAGGCCGGTGGTCGTGCCAGCCGTGGTGGCCACCGCCGTGCCGCCGGAAGTAGCCGACAGCGTAAATGTTGTCGTGCCGTTGGTGACAATGATGTAGTAGGTGTTGCCAGCAACGATCCCGGTTGCAGTCCCGGTCAAAACTCCGGTAACGACAACGGCTTGGCCAACAAACAGGCTTGGAGTGGCCGTGCAAGAGCACTGCCCGTTCGTTCCTGCAACGGTGACGCCAGCAAGCACCAAGCCGCTTGAGAGCGACGTGACGTCCATGACCCGGGCCGCTGCGTTGTCTGTGTCGCTGCCGTTGATTGGCCACGACAGCGTACTGTCTGCGGAAAGCGTGATTGATCGGTATGAAACGTCAGTCGGCTGGATAACATTTCCGCTAAAGGGCGAATTAAAACTCATTATGAATCCCTCGCAATCGCCTGACGATCAGCGCCACGAGTGACGTTCTCCGTCTTCAGGACTTCAATGATTCTGTCGTAGTTGCTTTGCCACATAGGCATGCGCTCGTCGTTCTTGAGGAACGGCATAGCCTGCAGCAAAGTGCCGTACAGCAGCGCTTGGGGCGCGTACTGGGTGAACCAATTTGATTGGTTCGAGGTGTCCAAGGGCTGCACTCGCTCGTAGTACAGGACCTCGTAGGGATAGGCCAATGTTGGAGTAGGACCCACCAGCCAGTGCGTGTAGTCGTAGTCGCAAAAGAATAACGGCGCGTCCGTTGAGGTTGGGTCGGGCCAATACTCGCGGATGTACTCGTAGGTCCGCAGCAGCACGGGCTGGCGCTTGCCTGCCACGGTCACGTTCATTGATACCGTCTTGCGCCAGCGGGCTGGCTTGGCAATTACGTTCTCGGACGCCACCATGCTGCTTGTAACGACAGTCAGGTTGCCAAGAAATTTGATCTCAGCCGCAATGATCTGTTCCGCCAGCATAATGAACTGCGGAATCTTGTCCAACGTCTGCTGGTCGGTACGCTCCAGATAGGTCTGGATGTCATTGACCAAACTGGTGTACGTCATTACGGCTGCGACAGTCATTTTATTCTCCGTTATCCGACGTTGCGCTCAAAGTGCGGGCAATCAGCCAGCGACTCTTCGAAACTCTGGTTTTCCATCTGGCCCTCTGGAGAAGTGTGGTGTGTCCACTAGCGTTATCCCATTGCCACCCCATGAGTTAGCTTTATTCAGGGACTCCCAATATGCACCGAGGGGCGCAAGAATTCCCTTATCCCAGATTATCTGTCCATCCTTGAAGAAGTTTAAGTCGATGGCGCAGCGCTTGAGATGAATCGAGTTCAGCGTCTTGGAGCGGCCCGTCTTGACGTAGATGGCTTGCTGCTCGGGGGTACGGGCTAGTTCGCCCCCAGTGACCTTAAAACCGGCCTCTGTGGCGTGCTGGATAAGTTTGCAGGCATCCAGCAGGAAAGCGGCCTGATCGTCGCTGAGACTCATTTACGGCTCCTCATGTCAGCCAACTTCTCAATTGTCCGTCCGCCAAAGTAAGCGCCCATGATCAACATTCCCCACTGACCAAGCAGTTGAACATAGGACTCGTTGGCGTTCAGTCCAAATGCAGACATCATGGCAAAGATGAAATACCCCACGAAGATGGCTACAAGGCTCATAGGGCGAATATTTTTGGACAACCAAGAGTCACTACCCATATCCGCCTTCCAGCGGTCTGTGACGTTGTTATCCTCGTTCTGGGAGGCTAGGGCAAATACCTTCAGCTCCTCCAACTCGGCTTGCACTTTCATAATTCCAAGTTCAAGCAGGCGCTCCTCATGGTCGTACTGAAGCTGGCGCAGCTTGCTGACCTCTTCAGGGCTTGGGTTGTCGGAGATCTTGACGCCAAGGGCGTTCTCAACAACCTCCTTGCCCTTTGCTTGGATCGCAGAAGACAAAAGACCCAAGCCGCTGGAGGCAAGGGTCCCGAGTAGCGAGGCAACAATTGGGATCATGGTCGCCCTTTCAATTCAAAACTTAGGTTGGCATGCCGGGGGTACTGAACAACACGCTCACCCTCCGGGCACTTGTACTTGATCGTTGCCAGCAAAGTTGCGTTGCCGTTGGCAATTTTTTCTTTCTTTACCATGGTGAGCTGGTAGGAAAAGGTGTCAATCTCTGGCCCTGCCGGGCCGCTAAACTTGCTGGCCGTAGTGGTTGCTTCGTGGATCATTCCCGCCGCATCTCGGATGCTTGGGGTAAAACTTTCAACGGAGCAGTCATCGCGTTTTTTGATCCGCGCAACGGTGACATTGATGGGCTGCCCATCTTGAGCAACAATTTTGAAGTGCTCCGGTGCCCACTCCAATATGGCCCTGTCAAACCAACCAAATTTATCGGCAAGGGTGTAGCCACCCCCGATTGCCGCGATGCTCGCTGCAACCGCTCCGATGGCCTTGGTGAGGTCAATCATTACAAACCAATCAGCTTCTTGACAAACTCGGCAGCTACGCCGGGGCCAAGCAACACGGCCGCGATGAGTGCATAAAGCAGGTACTCAATCTTGGTCATGCGCTTGGAGCCTTCGTCAAAACGGGCCTGAATACTCTCGTATCTGCTGGCACAAATTGCCTCATGAACGCTTAGGCGCTTGTCGGTCTCTGTGGCAAGTTCCTGAATTTGTTCCATGAGGCAATTTCTGCTTTACTCTACGGCTGTGACGTCAGCAGGAGCAACTTGCGCCTGAGCTTCCGTCTGGATGCCGTTGATCAATTGCTGCACCTGAACGAAGGGTTGGTTGCCCAAATATTGCAGGATTGCGTTTACCAGTTGCGTTGACAAAGCAATTTTTTCCATTTCAAACTCTCCGTGTAATTGCCGCTGTTAGGGCCAGCGGTTTGCCCTTTTTTAATTATGCCGCAGCCCAAGGCACTCCAGCCGTCACCACTGGCGCTGCTTTGCGTAATTTGTATGCTGCAAGTTCCGCATCTGCACTGGCCTCAAATTGGTTCTCAGCGCCAGCATCCCGCTTGATCCACTCAATCACTTTGGCTTCAGTCAGGTCTGCAAAAGCAGTTGGTGTGACCGGCTTGTTAGCAAACCCAAAGTTGTAGTTGTGCGTGAAACTGTCAACGCCGTCTGAGGCAGTGATGCTGAACTGCGCGGTGACGACGATACCGTTTGGATCGCGGATCAGATTGGTGACTTTGTATGCGTAGGTATTCATGATTTATTCCTTTTTGGTTTGAACTTGAACTTGCTCTGCTAGCTTTTGCAAAAGCGGAAAAACGCCTGATTTAGTTGGCATTTCGCCTAGCACTTGCAGGATTGCTTGTGCTTCTTGGGGGGTGAGTGTAAGTGTGATTTGTTTTATGATTTAAGCTAAACGATAAAGAATAAACGTGTCTACTGCCGTTCGACGGATGCGGAACTGCGCGGATGTTGCTGCTGCAATAGTCAACGAGCCAAGAGATGTAACGCCAGTGTTTACAGCCATTGTAATTATTCCTGTAGCCGTGTTAATAACAGTAAAGTCGTAACCCAAATTAACAGCAGGCCAAGTAATTAGCGTTTCAAGCGTTGTGCCCAACGGCATCGTAATTGTGTATGTTGTGCCCGTAGCACTAATAATTTGCGCTTGAATGTTACTGTTTGACAGCGTAGCTGCTGCGCTAATTGCCGCAGGGCCGGGTTGATAAACAACAACAGCGGCTTTAGAGACTATAAAATTCCCAAGACTGTCAAGCCGCATTGCCTCACTAGCCACTGCGCCGTTGCCTATCTTGAACAGCATATTCACACCAGTTCCACCATTGGTGTTAATGGCTGTAATCTGCGCTGAACGTACCCCAGCGCCGTTATTGTTTGTTACAAAATCAAGCACCGTTTCTGAGCTAACAGTGTTTGAAGCATTTTGCAACGACAGTGCAATCGTTGACGCTCCCGCGCTGGTGCTGACGATGTTTGATTTAGCCGCTGCTGTTGGGACTGCACCAATCCCCACGCTGCCAGAAAAGTAGTTATCCGCAGTCCCGTTTGCGTAGAAGTTGTACCTGTTAGTTCCAGAGGCTATGTTGCTAAAGAAGCCGTAGTTGTTCGTCGCCCCAGTAAGATTCGCGTTGGAAATGAAACCGTACTGGTTTGTAACCGTCGAGCCGCCACCAAACGTACCTTGCAGCGCTTGAAAAGAACTTAAAGATGTCAGTGTGAACGAAGTGGCTTGCGTTCCGTTTGTCGAAGACACGCCTATTGCGGACGTGGTTACATCCGACTGATGCTCTACATTTACCGCCGCTGCGGATTGACTCGCGCCCCCAGTAACCGTGCCGCCTACAAGGAATTTTGTTGTGCTTATTGGAGCGTTTCCAACGCCGACTTTCCCAGCAAAGTAGTTATCCGCAGTCCCGTTTGCGTAGAAGTTATACCTATTGGTTCCAGAAGCTATGTTGCTGTAGACGCCATAGTTGTTTGTGGCTCCGGTGAGGGTAGCGCCAACATGAAAACCAAGTTGATTAGTGACTACTGAAGTTGCGCCAATCGTAGATTGGTTGGCTGAAAAATGTCTAAGGTCGCCTAGGGTGAATGCAGCCGCTTGTGTTGACAGAAGTGTCCGATAACCATTTGCGATTGAAGTAACATCAGACTGCACAGTACCGACTGCATCGTAAGCTATAGCCGTCGTTGCACCTGTAATGTTTTTGATGTTCCATACCGTAGAGCCTGCCGAAGGAGTCCCACCAATTCCCACATTCCCCGCACTGTCAATCCGCATCCGTTCAGTGCCGCCAGTGGTAAACCCCAGCGTGTCCGCAGCAGGAAAATAAATGCCTGTGTTTAAGTCGCTGATCTGCGTGATGCCGGGTAGTGCTGCTGTGCCAGCGGCAAACTGAGAAACGCCTGCAAAGTAATTAGCCGCAGTCCCAGCAGCGTAGAAGTTATACCTGTTGGTTCCAGAAGCTATGTTGCTGTAGACGCCGTAATTGTTTGTGGCTCCTGTGAGGTTCGATTGCGCCACAAAGCCAAATTGGTCAGTAACTGTTGACCCTGCACCAAAAGCGTTTTGAAAAGCCCAATAGTGCCTTAAATTAGATAAAGTGAACGCTGTCGCTTGAGTGGTTGCAACACTTGCAAAGTAATTTGCAGACGCAGTTACATCTGATTGTACTTGTGCGTCTGACGCAATGCCATATGAATTAGTAGCACCTGTAATGCTTTTACCAACTTTTAGTGAGTACCCGGTTAATGATGTTGCCCCAATCCCCAAGCTACCAACAAAGTAGTTATCCGCAGTACCAGCAGCGTAGAAGTTGAAGCGATTTGCTGCTGCGGCTATGTTGCTGTAGACGCCGTAGTTGTTTGTGGCTCCAGTGAGGTTGGATTCAGCAAGAAAACCGTATTGGTTTGTCACCGCCGATGACGCGCCAATCGTAGATTGCAGAGCAGCAAAATGTTGAAGACTGCTTAGGGTAAACGCTGCGGCTTCAGTAGACAAGTCAGTGCCAAAGCCACGCGCTGTGCTTGTAGTGGATGATGGAATAGTCCCAAAAGCACGAACAACCCTTGAAATTGCCCCTGATGTTTTAAAAGTTCCCAAAACACCAAAAGAAGTGTCTGCGCCAGCAGTACCGCCAACCCCTACGCTCCCACCACCCTCAATCCGCATACGCTCAATGACATTACCTGACGTTGTTCTTGTCTGGAATATTAAATCACCAGCAGGCCCAGTACCGTTAGTGAGAAAACCTTTGATGCCTGCAAAGACGCCAAACGATGCGCCAAACAGGATTTGTCCACCATCACCCGATGTTCCACCAGACGATTGCAAATAAGCAGTAGAGCCAGACGCATCGCCATTGGTATAAAACGCCGCTGTGGTTCCTGCGCCGTAAACTTGCAGCTTTGTTGTGGGGGCTAAACCCGCGCCCACATTTCCAGCCGCATCAATAACAAACGGCGAACTATCCGTACTCGCTGAGTCTTCAACAACAAAACTGTTCCCCGTACCCACATTGGTAATCGTCAACGGTACGGCTGTTCCGCTGGTCACGGTGAAGCTGCTTGCTGCTGTGCCAGAGGACACAAGGCTCGTAGCGGTTGCGGCACCTAGAGCAGGGGTCACTAGGGTGGGTGATGTAGCAAACACCGCAGCACCTGAACCAGTTTCGTCAGTTAGTGCCGTTGCAAGTTGTAATGATGTGAACGAACCAAGTGATGTGGCGTTACCTACTGATGTAACCGCTCCCGTCAGATTAGCATTAGTAGCATCATTGCCATTGAGTTTTTGAATAGCTTGTAAGATTGAATCTGTAGCAGCTACAGTTCCTGCACCAGATACGTATCCAGTAAGCACTTTAGCAATAACTGGTGCATTAGTGAGGGTGGTTGCATTGCCTACAGAAGTTACATCTCCAGTAAGATTGGCATTAGTAGTTACATTACCTGCGGTAAGTCCAGAAGCAGTGCCGGTGATATTTGTACCAACCAAAGCACTAGGAGTACCCAATGCTGGGGTTACCAGTGTTGGCGATGTGGCAAACACCGCAGAGCCAGAACCCGTTTCATCAGTCAAAGCCCCCGCAAGTTGTGCTGATGTAAACGACCCGAGCGAGGTGGCATTGCCCACCGA